GTAAAGACCGAAGTAAATTCTTCTATTGTTTCCATTGTTAATATCCTTTATCGTGCCGAATTTCTACCGCTGTCTTGTCGTTTAAGATCAGCGTTTGCGTCTGCTTGTTTGACATCTCTTTCCTGTCTATCTGCTAGGTCGTAGAAGGAATCCAAGTGAAGAGGGGCTACTGGGAGGACTCGACCTGCTTGGTCAACTACCCAAAAGGTTTTACCCCTGCCAGTGTATCGCAGGGTTATTTGCTCAGGTTCAAAAGCACCTGCACCAAAAGATTGTATAGATGCTGCAATGTATGCCTGAGCGTCTTCTTGGAATTTAGCGTTGTCGATGTTTTCAGCACCGCCCATAAATACCAACTTACCGTTAACTACGGAGTGGTCTTCCACAATTTCCTTAGCGTATCGGTCAACAAATTGTTTAGGATTCATGCCTGTGTTTTTACCAATAACTTTGGCATATTCGATCATCTTGGCTCTGAATAATGTGTTGTCCTCTTCGCCACTACTCACTACATCACCCCACCCCCAACCGTCTAATGCCTTATCAACATCTTCCGCAAATGTGTTTAGGTCTGCTGAGGTTGGCTTAGTTTTTAAATAGTCTGGTGAGCCTATTATTCTTAAAGAGTCTTGCTCACTGTCTCCGTACATACTCATTACCTGCCAATCTGCAAACTGTGCGCGTTGGTTAGGGTCTGTAAGATACTTACGGAACATCTGAGGGTTGCCAGCATAAAGCTGTTTAAGAAACTGGAACTTCTGCATAGTGGATTTAAACTGAGGGGAATCTGGTACGAAGTCACCAGTGCCTAGGCTATCAAATGCCTTACCCGCCATTGCTTTCCACCGTTCGTTAATCACGTCAACTTTAGAATACATGCCTATTTCAGCCGCTAACTTTTGTTCAGGCGTTCCTTCAGGTAGTTTGGCATTAACTATTTCTGTAATACGAAGTTGAGTGGCCTTGTCTATGTCATTTTTAGAAATGGTCTGCTGTTTGCCATTTTGATCTACGTAAGAACCAGCCGATGGATCAAATACCCCTGCAATTTTATAAGCCACCGCAGAAGCCATAGCACCGCTTTTACGGACACCTGCTTCACGTACGGTAATCGCTGTAGTGTTTGCATTAATGATTGAGATTCTTTGGAAGCTAGAGATGTCCCCTTCTTCTTCACGCCTTTTTAACTCAAGTTCAGCAGCCGTAGTTAAACCACCTGCTGCTGCTGTAGCGTTAACATCTATAAGATAATCTGTGACATCTGCTGAATTTGCTATTGACGCATTAGTCTTAGCTTTTTCAATTAACCCTAAAACCTTGTTACGGTAATCAGGGCCACCGTTACCAGCTTTAATGAGGTAGTCACCAATGAATGTATCCGTGAACTCCTCACCACGTCTTTCTTGCTCTTTGAGCCAGAAGTTCTGTAGGTCAGTGTTGGAGAATCCATACTTATCTTTTAAAATAGCTTCCATATCAGCAGCAAAAGATGGAAACCCATCAACAGTTTCTTGATATAACTGCTCTTTTGATAAACCATCGGGGCCAAATTCGCGGCCTTCTGTAAAACTGTAAGTAGAACTAGCTTGGTTGATGTGCAGGTCTGCAGTGCTAGAGCCAAACACCACGCCAGCATCACGAAGGTCTTGCCTTTGGTATATGGCAGACGAAGCGGTACTAGATGCTTTTGAAGACTGCCGCATAGAGTTAGCTAGAATACCTTTAAGGTCTTCGTCATCTACTTGGTCTAAGCTACCAAGAAATAACTTCTGATATTCAGGAGTTTCTAAAACCTCTTCGTGAGTCATTCGTGCAAACTGCTCTTGCTCCATCAAGGCTTTGAAGCCTGTGCCGAAGGAGTTCTGAGCAGCTTGCTTTTTACTAGCTTGAATCATATCAAGCTTGCGTTCTTTCTTTTCCTCTACACGTTGTACGTTACCTGTAACGCTATCTAAAGCCTTACTGATCTGGTCGTTACGCGCTGGGCGCACAAAGGTATCTACGGGTGCAGCTTGGGGTCTCAGGCGCACCTGATTTTGCTGGTACTGGGTTTGTACTCTATTAGTAGCCACGGCTATAATTCCTTTTTATCTTTCGGCCCTATGCCTAAGAGGTTTCTTTTTGAAAGGGTTCTTTAACCCCTTAAAATAACTTGGGTTGCTTTCGTATGCGTCACCACCAATCTGTAAGGCAGTTCCTGCAAAGCTTGGGTAGGGGACTGAGTTAATACGGGACTGTCTTCCAGTTTCCGCACCTTTCTTCTGTTCTGCTATCTGAGCTTTAGTAGCTCCAAGGTTAGAGTCAGCTTTAGTATCATCAAATAAATTCTGACGTAATATGTCGGACATGAGGGCATCTACGGATAAACCAGATACGCCTGACTCACCTGAAGCTGTCCTAGCTTTAGACGAGTCCCTCATTGTTTGTATATCAGCTTCCATCCCACGTTGGGACTCTGCTTCTTCTTCTTGGCGTTGTCTTAAGTTAAGCTGTCGAACATCATTGAGATAAGAAGCGTTAGCATTCTTTTCATTAGCTTGAGCCTGTTGCTGCTGTTCTGCCGCACCTGCAATACTTGTCATAGCGCCAATTATTGTTGCTGGGTCACACATTTTGATTAATCCTTACGAACTCATAAAAAGGGATACCCCCTACGCCAAACTTAGGTATGAACTGCACAAATGAGAACCCAATATGATTAAGCCATCTGATTGATACCTTGTTTCTAGCATCTACATAATTAACGAGTAGGGGGTATTGTTGATTTACTTCTTTGACCCATTCCACTGACTGTGTAAGTAGGTCTTTCTTGATCTGTGGAATCTTGTCAGAACCTAGCATCCAAGGAGAACCTATAAGGTCATCAATATGGGCGCATCCGAACATTCCGATTACTTCCTCATTGTGAATAATAGATTGAGCGTTAGACAACTCAAAGCCTCTTTGGAGGGCTTCAAGAGGCGTTACACCATTAGATGCTTTAATCTCCAACACGTCTGCCTGTCGCATTTTTGCAGCAAGCACAGACACGTCTTCCTGAACGGAATCGCGGTAATGGGCCATTAATTAAATCCTTGATGTTCTTTGAGTTAAGAAACCTTCGTACTCTGCGCTTTGGAAGACACAAGGTAGGTAACTGTCTGAGAGGATGACAACTTTGGCGTACTTAGAATTAGTTAGTACAGAAACCTTATAGCTTCCTGAAGCAAGGTTAGCCTGTCCTAGTATGTTACTAAGTGAGCCTACCACTCTGCCGTTAAATTCACGGGTCTGAGTAGCCCTAGCTTCGGGTGTGCTTTCTACCTTAAAGTAAGCTGTGTCACTGTACACAATGTTAAAGTTTCGTATTTGCAGTTTGTTAGTTGTAATCGCTTTGTTGTCTTGCTTTAAGACTTGCTCACTGAACTGGTACTTAAAGATGTAAGGTATACCCGCATATATAACAGCACTGGCTCCTATATCTGCTGTGGCTTCTGTTAGAGTTCTTAAAGACCCTGTAGTGTTCACAAAGAGCGTACTGCTGTTTGAATAAGGCAGTGTTGCACTGGTCATCTTATAACGCCTGTCGAGATGCAAGGCACCCCCACCATAGTTAGGTTTAGATGTGGTATACACCATGTCAGGGCTAGCTGCGTCACTGGCAAGACTTAGGTTTTCTAAGTACACACCATCTGAATATTCCATAACCAATTTAATGGTTGAGCCGTTAAAGGCTGCGGAGCATACCTTGCCTGTAAACGTCCATTCTGACCAAGCACTCTGTAGCTTCTCTTCCCCACGCCAATAGTAGCGATACACAAAGATTGAGTTAGGCTTGTCTTCAGTCAGCACTAATAGCATGTCCTCGTTAGAAGACGCTGATAAGCCTCTTATTGTCCCATCTAGGTAGTTAGGTATGTGGGCAGATATGTCAGCAGCATCATTAGTTTCTGAAGCTTGTTCAACGAAATACTCACGTACACCTGACCATTTACCCTTAGAGAACCCAAAGAATACATAACGACCTGCGCCTACTGGTTTAGCAGTGAGGTTTGCCTCAAAGTTTGTAGATACGTCAATGTGTACTGAGTCAGGTGTTAACAGTTCTGAAGCTGTCAACATGAACTGAGTCAGGTCAGAAAAGATCAACAGTGATTCGTTGAATGGTATTGCGTGTTTTAGGATAGAGATTTGGTTGTTAGACACAGCCACGTCTATCGGGTTAGAGTCGAGAATAGTTAGTACAGTCTTAGGGAAGAAGTTGTAGAACTCACCAGCTTCACTAAAAATAACATTCTCATCTGCAAGGAAACCTAAGCGGTTACGATGAAAGAATATGTCATTGATCTTAAAGCCAACAAAAGAAGGTACTGGGTTTGTGTCATCATCCCCTGCTTCTCTATCGTCCCAAGTAAGAGGGGAGAAAGTAAATGTACCGTTAGTTTCCTTACGTAACTGGTGAGGCATTGTAAGCTTGTTAATACGATTCTTTAGGGCTGACCCATTTGTTGCGTAGCCGCCTACGGTTTCCTTCCAGATTAACTCATTGTTTGTGTTGTCACCTTGAGTTAGATGTACATAATGGTCGTCTTGCTTCTTCTCGTTACTACCTGCTACCTTGATTTTAAAGCCTACTTTACCCTTGCGGGGTAGGTTCTTGAAGTCTATGGTTTGACCTTTAAACGAGTAAAGGAATCTGTCACCTGCACCATCACTACTTGTGATTGTGAAGTCAGCATTGGCGTTCTTGACGTAGATCACTGAGCCTATTCGCTCTTTAACAAATGGAGAAGAAATAGATAAGTTATTGAATAGCTGAGTGGCTATATAGTCTGTTCCAATTTGAGCAGAGTGTGCAGAAGATGAACCGTCTGGTGTTGTAAAACTAGCTGAAGCACTGCCTACTGTAATTGTGAAAGTTAACCCGTAGTCAGCTTGTCTAATATAAAACAAAGCTTCATTCGGACGTGCAGTAGGTAAGTAAGTGTCTAGTGCTACAGTCTTAGCTTTGTTTACTACAAAGGTAGTGTCACCTACTGATACCGCACTAATTGATGTTTCAAAATTAGATATACCAGTTAGGTATGTAGGGAGCGAAGTAATAGCGTTACCGTTTGCATCATTAACCACAAGTGCTGTACCAGCCTGATTAAACACCTTCACCCCTGCGGAACTAAACACTGCTGTATAGTCCTCAGTGGAGGAGTATTTAATTGGATGTAAGAATACATTTGCTGCGTTGGATACACTAGCTAACTTGGCTACGTGTTCAGTGCAGGGCCGTTTCTCAAGCCCACGCGTTACAGAAGAAAGACCGTTTTCTTGAACTTCGGCTTGGCTTGGGTGACGTAGGCTTGCAGGTTGTTGGGATACCCCATTCAATAGATTTGGAATAGAACCTGAGATTAAGGACATTCGGTTAACCCCTTCTTCGGTTTATAATTGAGTAAGTGTCATAGCTGTCAAAGATATTCAAATCTCTAACATCGGATTCGTTATGTGTAAGTGATACCCATGCGGATTGCTCATCAGCAGCATTAAAGCTATGTAATGTTTCTGAGCCTAATACACGGTCTTGAAGAAGACGTGCAGCTTTAATAGTTACATAACGCCTAGCTGTTTCAGGCATTTCTTCAAAGTTCAGTAGAACAACTATGTCTACTTCAATAGTTTCTGTTATGACATAAGTGTTTTTAATACGGTCGTACATGCGTGTTCCGCGTTGTACTAAGTCGGTGGTAGAAGACATACGTAATGATGTAGTGTCTACATGAATACAATTAGCTGGCAGGGTAATCTCACTATTAGCGTCAGGTGTTAACTTAAAGGTTAAGTCTGTGTTAAAAGTCCACCCCATTGATTGCATATCACGACTTACGTTATCTAAAGTCTGGTTTGCAAGGCTGGCTTCAATTAAACCAGAGGACAAGGAGTTAACGGGAGATTCACCAATCGTAGCCAACAATGTATTAACCGCTTCTAGCTTGGTTGTTGGATTCATTAGCTTTCCTTTTTGTAAAGAAAAAAAAGGGCAGAGAGAAATTAATCCCTCCACCCTTTAGAGTAGAACTAGAACGATCTACACAGCGTTCAAGGAAATGGCGCAAGCAGGGCGTAGGATGTTATGACCCATAGCGTACTTAGCAACCATTAGCGTACCTTGACGTTCAATCTGATACTCAGACTCGACACCTAAATCTAACAACTTCACAGTTGCAGCAGCGTCTTGGCTGAAGATCAAACCGCGCAAGGCAGTGTAGTTAGCTCGGTATGCCGCAGTACGTGAACTTGTAACTGGTTCAGCGTCTGCTGACGAACTAGATTGGTTAGTGTTAGGAAGATGATTACTCATCATAATCTTAACGCCACCTACTTGTGGTACTACACCAGAAGCTACGGAACCCTCACCACCAACATCACGGTTCAACCATGCTGCGTTGGCTACACTAGGCACGTTCAATAGCGCGTAGTATTGGGCAGGTGGTAATACACAAACTTTGTCACCGCCTACGTCCTTCTTATCGAACTCTTCAAGAGCCGCATAGATAGCCGCTACAATTTTGGCACCATCTAATGCGTGTGCAGTAGTAGAACCAATGTTGAAGTTAGATGTGTATACCTCGTCAGTAAATGCAGTGCCAAATGCAGTTGCAGCTAAAGAGTTGGTAGTGATTGTTGCTGCTTTAGCAATGATACGTGCAATGTTCCGATCAGAGACATTAGCTAATGCGTTACCTGACTCTTTTGAGTAGATGCTACGCACATCGTAGTGGTTCATTGCTTCGTCAATCTTGGCAACAAATTGAGTTGAGATTAGTAGATCATCTACAGTAACAACACGCTCACCATGCTTGATAGCGTCTGCCTGAATTAACGTACCAGCAGTGTGGTACTTTGCAGAACCTGTGCCAGTAAGAGGGAATGATGCTGACTTACCATTTGAGATAGTACGTGAGCGATGTAGAGGCATGAATACGTTCTTTTCTTCAAACGCAGTAAGAACTTCACCAGCGTATAATTTGAGAAATAATGAACGATCATCACCTGCTGAGTTAGTTTGTCCTAAACGAGAGACTGTTTGGTCTGTTGGAAATGCCATGTTATATGTACCTATTTAAAGTAAAGTAATTTATAAGTTGTTGAGATTGTTTACTCAGCTACTCTTACTTCCTTTCCCATAAAGATTGTCCACCGCAGTGGGTCGATAGATACTAAGAATAAAGTTGTTGCTTCATTAAACGTAAAAAAACCCCCGAAGGGGCTTAAAGATTGCGGAGACAGATCATCTACAGAATGTTGCTTCGTGATAATTTAGAAGCTACTTGCTGTCGATATGCAGAGTCTGAACTGTACCTTGGGTCACGCATTGCTGCGGTTAGTTGGGCGGCAGAATCAAAGACCCCACCTGTTACGGATTTAGTCTCGCCCATGACCAATGATGGTTCATTGCCGTTAACAGAACGGTACTGTGCTTGCAGACCTTGGATTGCAAGATTCGCTGTCTCTATGTTTCCACTGTTTACAGCGTTGTTAAACGCATCAATGGATGCTTCGGGCATATTGTCAGAAGCCCAAGAAACCATATCTAAATATGCTTCTTGTCCTCCAACCTGCTCAAAGGCTTCTTGTTGCATCTGTTCAGCCACCGCCATTTGACCATCTATAAATTGGTCAACCATAGAGCGAGGGATACCAGCTTCTATTAAAGAATCGTAAGAATCTTCGGACAGTCCACCTAGCTCTGCGAACTCTTGTGATAAGGAATCAAAATCAATACCAATCTCTTCAAGGTCTTCAGTGATGGACTCTAATTCGTCATCTCCTAACTCTTCTTCGTACTCTTCTTCGTCCTGAGAGCCTAACTTCTGTTCAAGAGATTCATAAGCTTGCGCCATATCCTCAACACTGTTGAACTTCTCAGGGAGCCATTCAGGACGGTCAGACGCATCAGGATTCTCAAGACCTTCGGCCTTTTCTAACATATCTAATGTGTGCTGACCGTCTTCAACGGTTTCTTCGTATGTGTTAATTGTATCCATCTTTAACTGTCTCCAAACAGATAATTTATTTAGTCTTTGTTGAGTAAGATTTACCGTTAAACTTAAAGGTTTTTTTACCTTCTTTTTTAGCAGCCTTAAAAGCTGTTCCGAAGGACGTTGCTTTCTTACCTGACTTTGCGTTTAAGTGTCCACGTAGGTCTTTACTACCTGACTTCTTAACGTCATCTTTAGTTGCCGTTGAGTAAGACTTACCGCCTTTGGGCCAAGTAAATATCTTTTGTCCAGCATCTTTAGCTTTTCTAAAGGCTGCTCCAAAAGAACTTGTTGTAGCTGTTTGCTTATCACCAGTGCCTTTCTTATCGGTTGTTGAAGCCACTGAAGAAGTAGCTGCTTGAGCAGTTGTAGGTTTTGTCTTCTTAGTGCCAAAGCCAGCCTTAGACTCACCAGTGCGTTTCTTAACTTTGTCAGGATGGACTGAATCATATAAAGCGGAACCTGCTGATATAGCGGCTAAAGGGCCAGCAAATTTAAGTAGGTTCTTACCAACTTTAGCTAACCTACCACCCTTTGTACTAGCTTTACTGCGCTGTCCACCTTTCTCTATAGTAGTCTTACTAGAGCCGCCAATACGTTCACCAGCAGGGCCGACATTATTTGCATTAGGAGTTAGAGGCTTACCACGTGCGCCTCTTAAAGATTGCTTCATCTTAGAGTTGCCAGAGGTCTTACTAGGGGTAGTGTTAGGTTTAGCCTTAACTGAAGCCTTACCAGTGTTAGGTTTAGCACGTGAGTCTTTAATAGACTGTAGTAGCTTGTTCTTAACACTGTTAGGTGTTGCAGGCTTACTACGCGCACTTGTTTTCAAAGAAGTCTTTAGCTTCTCAGGGGCTGCTTTAGGCTTAGGCTTTGGTGTGGCCCGACCATCCTTAAGAGAGCGTGTTAACGCTTTAGTTGCTTTAGGAGTCTCAGGCTTACCACGTGCAGCTTTCAAAGACTTAGCTAGTTTGGAAGGCGGCTTCTTCTTAGCTTTGGGCTTCTTCTTAACTACTGGCTTCTTAGCAGTAACCTTCTTCTTAGCTTCGGGCTTCTTAGCTTCGGGCTTCTTAGCTTCAGGCTTCTTAGCTTCAGGCTTCTTAGCAGTAGGCGGTTTACCCCTTGTGCTTTTAACCTTAGTCTTAACTTTTTCTTTTTCTGCGGTCTGACCTTTGCTATTAAACTTAGCAACTGTTCGACCTTTCCTAGCCTTTTTAAGTTCTGCTTCTAGTTCTTTAACACCGCCTTTAGATTTCTTTCTTTCAGCGAGTTGTCTTTCTATGTCAGCAATTATTCGCTTATCTTCTTCACTCAATGCTATTGCCATTACTGTTCACCGCCTTGTTGTTTCATCATACCTGCTGCAACTGGGCCTGTAGCTTTCTCAGCCATTGAGGACATCATTTGTTGCATCTGTTGTTGTTGAGCCTGTTGTTGCTCTTGGGCTTTCTGTTCTGGTGATTTCACCAAGCCAGTGGTGTCGATTCCTAAAGATGCTCCAAGACGGTCAATGTAATCATCTACGTTTAACTCACGCGCCAGCACTTCATTACCTAGCGGTGCTAGCATCTGAAGTAACTGAGAGAGTTTGTTAAGGTCTTGACCACGGCCTAAAGCTTCCATACCAGTAACGATCTGAGGCTTAAGGGTGTTGTCGGGGAACTTAGGCATCTTGCCACTCTTCTCCATACGGGAGAGCAGTAGCTTGACTAAGGGATACTGAAACTCTTGGGAGAGTATTGAGTACACACCGCCTAATGCTGACTCAAGTTCTTGAGCCATGTAGCGCACTTCTTCTGCTGTCACTCGTTCTGCTTTACGCTGAACTGAGCTATTCATAAGGAAGGAGAAAGCAAGTCGTTCGGTAATCTCACGCGCTGTGTCTTGTGCTACTCGGAAGTCATTAAACTTCTGAAGTTGTAGTACAGACACATCGTTAGCATCACCTGCCGCTATGCCACCGTTAGGTGTGTTAGCTATGGTTCTTGCCTTGGTCGTACCGTTAGGTCGGACTAAGAATAGTACCTTTGCTGCGGCTGCTGAACCCTCGACAATAGCTTTAGTCAATGTCTCTAGTGAACTTAAGTCACCAATGAACTCTTCAACATAACCACGTCCATAGGATTCACCATCAATACGTACCATACGCAGTGACATAAAGGGTGACTTGTCTAAGGGGAATGAGCCTTGAGAGCTAGGTATAACTTGGCCCTCAACCTCTTGATGTACTTCCCACTTCTTATTGACACGCTTAACGTTTGTAAATAGATCAACAGACTTAAGCTGTGAGTCGCCAGTTGGTTTGGTCAGTAACTCTTGGACTTCTGTAGGAAGCATAAGGGGACTGACGGTTTCTTTGGTAATAATCTCTAGGACATTACCCATTGCGTCACGTTGGCAAACATAACGATCTAAACGAAATACACGAACACCACCATCTTTAGGCATGTGAACTAACACGTTACCTGAGACAATGAGTTGTTTTAAAGCCTCAAACACTGGGACACGAACTGCTGTAGCTTCTACTTCTTGCATGGCAGCGCGTTCTATCCGTGAGAGTGCTTCTTCTACTTTACCCCTAGCACCTTCACCACCCGCTAGACTCTGAAGATCAAAGTCATCAATAGTCAGGCGAAAGAAAGGTGAGTTAGGAGGTAATAAGGTCATCAATAACTTAGAACTTAAATTATTAACACCACGCGCACCAATGGATTGGAAGGGCGTATCGTAGTACGAAGAACCTGTATGACCTTCAGGGGGCATGAGCGTAGGTATGGTTAGTACGGCTGCTTCTCTTGCCCTATGTAAAAAAGGTGTACGATCACTTTCGAGTTGTGCATAGCGTTTAGCTGCTGCTCCTTGGGTTGGTAGCATAGCTAATCATTCTCTTTTGTTAAGTTGGAATATTTAAACCTGTGTTTCTGGATGAATAAGAAAGCCCAGCTAGGTTCCTAGTGGATTTTTTACCTTTAGCCTTTATTTTTCTATTCATTGCTAACATGTTCTTTTGGTTGTTTACATCTCCAGTCCGTCCAGCACTACCACCAGCCAAAGCTGTATCTTGGCTTGAGCCGCCACCGCCACCACTGGAGTTGCCAATAGTTAAAGCAATTCTCTTTTTGGGTGAGGCAGCTTTAATAGATGCTGTACCTTCTTTAAATCCCTGAGAGGGTGGGCCAGTGTTAGGCAATCCCTGAGTCTTTCCAAACTCTAGTAAACTCTGACGAGGTGCGTGTTTTTCACCCGACATTAAAGAATTAAAGACCCCTTTAAAGCTTGTGTCTTTGCCTGTGGTGGCTGATTGCTGACGTGCTAGTTCATTAAGACCTTCTGCACCTCTCTTACCTTGTTTAGCTAACTTTACTAATGCAGGGTTAGTTTCAGAGTTGGCTACACCTTTAATACGGTTTCCATCACCATCGGTGATATTAGAACGGGCCACACCGATTCCTTTAGCCTTTTGACTTGCTGTGTGTTTAGCACCTGCAATCTTGTTCTTAGCTATTGATTTGGGAGTTGGTGTGAACAAGTCTTTAAAGATGTTTTTCTTTGCTGGTTTAGCAGCTTTAGGTTTAGCTACAGCTTTAACTGGGGCAGGTTTAGCTACAGCTTTTGCTTTAGGTGCTTTTTTCTGACCTTGTTCGTTAGGGCTAGCATATACAGGTTTAGCTACAGCTTTTGCTTTAGGTGCTTTTTTCTGACCTTGCTCGTTAGGGCTTGCGCTAATAATGTTTTTCTTTTTCTTTGCTGGCTTGTCATCATTGCCACCACCGCCACCACTATCGCCACTGCTATTGTTATTACCTGTTCCACACATACTAACTACCTCCCTTATTACTAGGTATGTTTAAACTAGGTGGGCTTGAGCCACCCATGTTCATACCTGAAGTAGACCTCATGTTGCGCACTCCACGCTTACCCTTGGCCCTTCGCTTACGCGCACTGCTGGGTGTCGTTTCCACATCTGAAAAGTCTAAGGTTGCTGGGGATTTAGCAGGTGCAGGTGCTGTTGGTGCTGGTTTGTTGGGACTACCGAATAAACACATTTATGGTTTACTCCTCATTATTAAAATCGTCTTCGGATAACTCTCTAAGTTTCTTAAGGACACTCCGCTGGCCTTGGAGAAACCGAAGTTCCTCTAGGCCGATCTTGCCTATTGGGATTTTGTCAGGGAATAGCTTGTCGAGAGTTGTGAGAAGTCCTTGGGATACACCCAAAGACGTGCCAAGTATGTTTTTCATAAGGCTTTACTGTAACGGTACGTTAAAGGAAAATAGACACATTTAGCGTTCATTCGCAATCCTCTTCGTACATAGTTAGTGCCTCTTCAAAACCTTCCCACGTATGCACCCCACAACTAGTGAGGCAGCTTAAAAACTCAGAGTCTTTTTCAACTGTGTTAAAATAATCCTCATCAACTGATATTAGTCTTCCCATATCGTGCCTCTTTGGTATAGCTGCATTGCTGTGTTTAAATCACAATTAAAACCGTCCATAATCTCTTCAAACAGAATCATGAACGTCATCTTCGGCAGTCCCAATCTTCTATACTTGCATGAGGAGAGATGCCTTGCTTAATACGATCTTTAGGTCGAGTGTCTTCCCCAAGGGGTACAGGAGACTTGTTAAATAAAGCCTCCCA